TCAAAGCTGATCAATTCACAGTCGTTGTCTATTAAAATATCAGTTATTTCATCCATAGTTTTTTGCAACATTTTAGGAGGCATTTTTTATTTTTTGATTATGAGATTATGTGTTAAATTCAATTGTATTTTTGTAATTATCTTATTTTTGTAATGAAAAATAAGATTTTTTGAACCAATGGCTCCACCAAAAACTCGAAAAATTTACAAAACAGGGAACCCAAGAGCACCTCCGCTGACACGAATAATGTTGTTATTCACAGCGGTAACAATGAACTCGTAAACCTGCTTGAAAGTAGTTGTAACAGCCACAAGACCACCACCACCCGGACCACCAAGTCCTTGTGCGCACAAAATAGCCCTTGCACTAGCTTCCGGTACAATAGACACATTTGTAAGCTTTCCGTAGTTCGTAGATCCCATCGGATCTAGGCTAATGAAATCAAGAGAATACGAGTAAGAATGGTAACCAGTCTCAGCCGGAATGACGGGCGCATGATAATAAGGATTAACTAACGAGAAGTAATCCGAACCCATTTGTGCAAGACGATTAGTATTCTCATAAATTAGAGACGTTACGCTAATCGGGTCATTAGCACCGGTGTCAGGCGTGAAATCGACTTTGAATGTAGTACCATCCTGAACAGGCGATGTAGTAACGTAGTTCGAACCTTCAGCGATAAAAGTTGCATTGCGCACAGCAAAGAACAAAACCTTAATCGCGTGGGAGAAACGGATGTCAAACGACTGCTGAGGATTTGTAGCCGGAGTAAACGACTGTCGAGGCGCTGTCTGCACTTGTTCAATTAGAATATCACGAGGGGCACAAGCCATACGTTTGCGTTCATCGTTGGAAACAATTGCATAGTTGGCCCAAACTTGAGTTTGACCCAAAACAGGAGGAACACCGCCCTTAAGCTGTTCAGTTGAAACGAGTTTGCGTCCTTCTTCGTTAAGATCACCATCACCAAACTGCCAGATTAGAAGTTGATTCCAATCACGGAAGTAAAAGTTAATTCGCATCTCGTTGTAGGGTAGTGCAGCAGTCGGTAGAGCGACACCACTGTCTCGACTGTAAAAGAAAGGAAGCGGCAGATTGAGAGTTGCAGACGGCAGAATGCCCGACGGCTGAGTTAGCTGATCGATATCTCCGATCATATTCTTGTAACCATTGCGCTTGCCCTCAGGCACTGTAAACGCCGACCAGAAATCAAGATGATAATTGTCAAAACGAGCGGCAATCAGATCGTTAAAGGTAATAGAGCACTCGCGGATAAGATTATGCATCAAGTTTCGAGTCCAACGCAACTTTATAGTATTGGTATTGAAACTAGTTACCTCAGGGATAGTAACACGAAGCCAAGTGTGAAGCATGTAATCACCGGCACGCGAAATAGAGACCGACCACTCTTGGCCGAAACCAGGAGAACCAGCCGCTCGAGATAGAACAACAGGAACCTGCGTGAACCAAGTAGCCTTTCGCGTTTCGCGAACGAAATAAGCAGTGGCATCGGGACCACCATAGAGGTATTTTTCGATTTCGTCAAAAGTGGCGAGATCAATAAACCCGGAAGTTACGTTCGAAGTAGAGATGGAAGACATTGTTTTATATTAGCGCAAGATAATTTTTCATTTTTTTAACAAAATATATACTTTAAATATTAAAATTAAAAAAAAATGTGAGCTTAAATGAGTCTATAGAACGAATAAAGGCTATGTCCGAACTAGATATTTTGAGTATAGATGCCAATATACGTAAGAATTTCGAGGATGAGATCTTAAAACTTCCAGATCACGAGGAGAAGTTGCAAGAGATAGAAGAATCGTTGAAAAATGAAAATCTTCGCCGTAGGATACGTCTCAGTCTAGAAAAGGCTCGTATTGAGTTACTAGAATACGTTAATGATTTGAAAACACAAAGAAACTATCATTTCTATATTATGGAAACTGTTACTTATATAGAACAGTACAAAGAAATTTTAAAAACACCCGTAAAAGTTAGTTTCATGGGAAAACTTGTTAAAAAAGACAAAGAAAAGAACAACATAATCGAACTTTACTTAGAATCAGCGACAAAGTATGTTAATCTAGAATTTGAGAATGATAAGATACAACAAGTTACTTGTCCTAACTGTTCTAATAAAAAAGATTTCGATGTGATAGAAAACAATACCTATATATGTACAAAATGTTATGCTAGACAAACAGTAATGAAACACAATTCTTCTTATACAGATATTGATAGAGTTAATATTTCAAGTAAGTATACTTACGATAGAAAGGTTCACTTTCGGGATTGTATAAATCAATACCAAGGTAAACAAAATAGCACTATTCATAAAAAAATATACGATGATTTAGAAATACAGTTTGCTAGACATCATCTTCTGAATGAGGGTGACGGAATTTCTAAAGAAGTTAAATTTGCAAATGTGACAAAGAATCACGTTCTTATTTTTCTTAAGGAACTAGGTTACTCAAAACATTATGAAAACGTACATCTAATACATTATAACTTTACTGGAGTTAAACCAGATGACATATCTTATTTGGAAGAGCAACTGCTTGACGACTTTGATGTACTTACCGATCTGTACGACAAAAAGTATAAATATATTGAAAGAAAGAATTTTATTAATACTCAGTATGTTCTCTTTCAATTACTTCGCAGGCACAAACATCCATGTAAGAAAGAGGAATTTATTATACTCAAAACCATTGATAGAAAATTCTTTCATGATGAAATATGTAAAGACTTGTTTGAAGAGCTTGGTTGGAATCACAGTCCTTTTTACTAAAAAAAAAAGGCTGATTTAAGAAATTTGTTTCTGAATATAAATAAAGAATGCCATCTAATATTAGATTCAGAGTTCATACAAATGAATATTATCAAGACGTGATAGAATTGAATACTTTTGAGCAATTCGACTCAGCATCAGATGCTTTATTTGCGTTAATTAATATGATGAATGTACTTGAGCCAATGTTTATTTCAGATTTTGACCCTGTTCAAATAGCAATACAAAACAGCCAGAATGATCTGCAATTACGTAGGAATGATAACGTGATTGTCCTCCTTAAAACACAACCTTATGATACGACTGACAAAAACTATGAAGAGTGTTCTATATGTACTGATAAATACGAAAAGAAAGAAGAAGTTTCTGTTTTAGATTGTGGTCATGTTTACCATCCAAAGTGTATCAATGAGTGGGCTAAGTATAAACCAACGTGCCCTGTATGCAAAGCAGAGATTTCTATTTATATAAATCAAACAGGAGCCGAAGACATTGATTAATTATAGTATCTGTTATATTTTTTAAAATAATGATAATAACTAAAATGCTGTCGAACTTAAAAAAAATTTGGGCCAAGCACGGTTTTGAAATAACTCTTGGATTTTGTATCACATTTGTTCTTCTTTTTGGTCTATATCATAAGATTACTGGTTCAAAAGGTACTTGGTCAAAGAAAGATTATTTATCATATTTACTAACAACACCTACAATAAGTGATAAAACATCTAGATCGCCACCTAAAGATAGCAGAGGTGAAATAGAATGCAGACGTGTTCTACAACTTATATTTAATAGAAGCTTTGATAAAGCACGACCTGATTTCTTACGCAATCCTGTTACAGGTGGAGATTTTAATTTAGAACTTGATTGTTATAATCCTGAACTTGGAATAGCAGTCGAATATAATGGAGTTCAACACTACAAGTTCATACCTTTTTTTCATAAAAACAAAGAGGCATTCCTAAATCAAAAATACAGAGATGATATGAAGCGTCGAATATGTAAAGAAAATGGTATTCTTTTAATAGAAGTACCTTATACAGTAAAAATAGAAGATATCAACGGTTTTATACAAAAAAATCTTATGATTAACGGAATTATATAATAGAAACTGTTGTTCTCAATAAATAATATTGAGAACATATAAAATGGCATTTAATTTGGATAATGTTGAAAAGGAGTCTGTTAGATGGAACAAAGCTGAAGAGGAGATGGTTGCTAGTTGGTGTGACCAATCTAAATGTTTTAATTGGATGAACACAGAAGCTTTTTCACGTTATAGTATTCGTGCAATAGTCATGTCTATAACAACAAATACTATCATTTCGTTGAGCGGAGTTGCAAATTTATTTTTAGGCGGAGGACTGATATCAATTGATCAAAGTAAAATATCCTTAATTTTTGGATGTGTATCAATAAGTGTTGGGATTGTTAATATGATCCAAGATAAATTAAATTGGAATGTATTAGCGAATAATTTTAAACAATCTGCTGGAAAATGGAGTATTATTACACGAAAGATAGAGGAGATTTTAGCTATGCCGAGATCATGTCGAGGTGATTGTGGTGCTTTTTTAAAATATATAAAGCAGGACATTAATGAAGCGTCAGATACTAATTCTATAATACCAAAAGATATTCGTGAGATGTGTAATGAAAAATTTGGACATATCAAAGATTTTGATGTTCCAGATATTTGTGGTCAAGTAGAACATACAATATTTTATAGAAATATGTCTAATCAAGATTCCTCTGAACCATTAATTAAATAACTTTTCAATATACAAGATTGTTAAAATAAAAATTCTTTAAATGTAATATTTTTTTTCGTCTATTTAAGTAAATATGTCAAAACCTCTTGAAAATTTTACAGTCAAAGAACTTTTGGAAATAGCTAGACAGAAAAACTTAAAGGGGTACTCTAAACTGCGAAAGGTGGAACTAATCTCGTTAATCAACTCAGAAATGGGAATACCTAAAGTTATACCTAAAGTTATACCTAAAGTTATACCTGACGCAATACCACCAGATGGTATTGTCTCAAAAAATCTTGAAAATTTTACAGTAAAAGAACTTTTGGACATAGCCAGACTGAAAAACTTATCTGGATACTCTAAACTGCGTAAGGCAGAACTAATATCATTAATTAACTCAAGCACGGGATATCATAATGTAATTCCAAAAATAATACTTCAAAATAAAGATGATAAGTGTATCAATAAAATATGTGTACCGTCTAAAATTTGTAACCCAGATAGTGGAATATGTGTAAATAAAACTGGAAATATTGGTAAAAAACTTGTTAATTCCTTATTAAATGAAAAAATAAATAAACCAGATTGGACAATTTATAGTATTGACGGGTGTAATTCTTGTAAAAAGGCTGTAGAACTTCTAGATAGCATTGGTTTGAAATACACTCAAATAAAAGTTCGTGATGAAGACAAGAAAGATTTTTTTAAAGAAAAGGCCAGTTTAACGGGTGGATATAAATATTTTCCTGTTATTTTCAATATGGATGTATTTATTGGTGGGTACACAGAGTTAGAAAAAATCCTAACTAAACCACTTTCTTCCGGAAGTTCAAGCTTTCACATGTTAAAACCTCAGATAGTTGAAAAAACTAATTTTCAAGGATCTTCATGGGAAGATTTAGTTTCAATGGTTTATTTATTGCATAGACACCCAAAAGATTGTGTAGCTATTCCAAAAGATTTATTGACTGGATCTGGAAAAATAACACAAAAAGGTTTTAATGTTAAGAGTTTTAA